AATATTGGAGCTATCGACCTTTCTTATGAAAATGAGAATACAATCGAAGAGTTTACAGTAGAACTTCAGGTTAATTACTGGGAGTCAGGAACTACTAGCTAAAACTAGTATAAATAATAGTAGACGGAGGGGAATTAAACCTCCCCTCCTTATATTATTATTAGAGGATTAACAATGGCAGATTTTTTCGGCTTTGAAATAAACAGAAAGAAACAGAATCAAGAACCTGTTAGGCCCTCATTTGTCCCAAATACAGATGAAGACGGCGCAGGTGTCATTCAGGCAGGTGGGCACTTTGGTGCATATCTTGACCTAGATGGTGATAAAGCAAAGAATGAAATAGAACTTATTTTTAAGTATCGTGATGTATCAACTCAACCAGAATGTGATGCAGCAATTGAAGATATTATGAATGAGGCAATTGTGGGTGACCATACGGACACTCCAATAAGATTAGTATTAGATGAAGTAAAGGCTTCAGATAAGATTAAAGAAACTATACAAGAAGAGTTTTCAAATATTCTTTCTATGTATAATTTTAACAGTTACGGACATGATATCTTCCGTAGATGGTATGTAGATGGCAGATTACCTTATCACGTTATTATTGATGATAAGAATCCAAAGAATGGTATCAAAGAATTACGTTATATCGACCCAACTAAACTTAGAAAGATTAAAGAGGTTGAAGAAGAGAAAGACCCTAAAACAGGGGCAAATGTTATTAAAAAGGAAAGTGAATACTTCCTATTCCAAGATGTTGCTATGGGCAAGTCTAATCAAGGAATTAAAATTCACCCAGATTCAGTTATCTATTGCACATCAGGTGTATTGGATGCAAGTAGAAGAAGAATATTAAGTTACTTACAGAAAGCAATTAAGCCTGTTAACCAACTTAGAATGATGGAAGACTCGCTGGTAATCTATAGAATAAGTAGAGCGCCAGAAAGAAGAATTTTCTATATTGATGTTGGTAACTTACCTAAAGGTAAAGCAGAAGAGTATCTTAAAAATATCATGGGCCAATATAGAAATAAAATGGTCTATGATGCTAAGACTGGTAACATTAAAGATGATAAGAAGCATATGTCAATGTTGGAAGATTTCTTCTTACCAAGAAGAGAAGGCGGTAGAGGTACAGAGATTACTACATTACCAGGTGGAGAAAATCTTGGTCAGATAGATGATATTATATACTTCCAAAAGAAACTATATAAATCATTAAATGTACCAGTAAATAGATTAGAACAAGAAGCTAACTTTACTTTAGGTAGAAGTACTGAAATTTCTAGGGATGAAGTTAAGTTTAAGAAGTTCATTGATAGACTTAGAAAAAGATTTAGTGACCTATTTAGGCAAACACTAAGAACTCAATTACTGTTAAAAGGCATTATTACTAAACAAGATTGGGACCAATGGAAAGAACAAATACAGTTTAACTATATCGAAGATAACTATTTCTCAGAATTGAAAGAAGCTGAGATATGGAAAGAAAGATTTGATATGTTAAGTTCAGTAGAAGATTATATTGGTAAGTATATCTCACATGAGTGGGCTGCTAAGAATATTCTAAAACTGGATGATGAAGCGAAGAAAGAAATGGAAGACCAGATAAAAGCAGAGGTTGCTGCTGGTATGCACAAAAGTGACGAAGACTTCTAGTTCTTGAGATACTTTTTTTTATAAATATATAAACAAGGAAAATATAAATGACTATTGAAAATTTAATTGATAATTTAAAAAATGGCGATAATGTTTCTGCTAATAATGCATTTAATGGTATTATGGCAGACAAGTTAACTGCAGCATTAGATGCTAAGAAAATCGAAGTGGCATCAACACTACAAGATAGAGCTACAGTTAATACCGAAGAGGAATAAATAAATGCTTTCTTTTGTAGAACTAAGAGAAAAAGTTACTAAGTTAGGCGCTGGAGAAAAACAGGTAAAGGTCTATAAAGGTGGCAAGAAAAAATCACTAGATATAGTTATCTCTAAGAAAGGTAACAAGTTTGCAGTATATGTAGACAATGAAAAACTAGATGACAACTTTAGAAATGCAAAGGATGCAGAAAAATCAGCTAATGATTTTATTAAGCTGATGGGAGAAGAGCTAAAATGAAGCTTATAGCCGAATATTTAGAAACAGACCTAGAGGTTATTCAAGAAGCACGTAAAGACGGTTCGAAAGGATACGTTATAGAAGGTGTCTTCATGCAGGCCAATAGACAGAACAGAAATAAAAGAACTTATGACAAGAAGGTATTAGAGTCCGCTGTCAATAAGTATATAACAGAACAAGTAAAGACTGGTAGAGCGGTAGGTGAATTAAATCACCCAGATGGGCCGACTATCAATCTTGATAAAGTTTCACACAAAATCACTGAACTCCGTTGGGAGGGAGATGACGTTGTGGGAAAAGCATCAATACTTAAGACCCCTATGGGAAAAATAGTTGAAGGATTATTAGAAGGTGGTGTTAGGCTTGGTGTTTCAAGTCGTGGTATGGGAACTCTT